AGCAGCAGCAAATATCCGACTATTATTGCTAAATTCAATGGAACCTTTATTGAGTGCTTTACAACCAGGCTGTAAAAAGAATGGTAGATTCTCCAACATAAGGGTAACACGGCCAAGCATTTCACGAGCAGTAGCTCCTTTATTAGCAAGAATAGCAATTGTTTTTTCAGAATGAAATAGAGCAAACCAAAGTAGATATGCAACTGAACTAATAGACTTACCAGATTGGCGACAAGCTAAAACAATAGAAAAACGATTATCGTTGAAATGCTTGAACATCTTTTGCTGATATGGATATAGATTAAATGGGACTAATCCTTTATCCAGATGAATAACTTTTAGATAAGTCTCAGCAAAGTATGCTGGATCATCCATACACTTTTTATATTCTTTGAGCTTTTCTGGAGTCCATTGTTCAGGCACTCCATCGCGCTTGACGTTTGCGTTACCGAGATAGGTCGTCGTCGACGGGAGTTGCATCAATTATATCACCTTGCGCCAGCATTTTTTGAACTTCAGCTGTAGATAAAAAGAAATTATTTTGCTGATTTTCAATTTGTTTTGGCTCATCTTTTCTTTCAAGATCTTTTTGCTTTTTATTTAGATCCATTAAGCGATCATTTACATCTGATATATTTTTAATCATACCAGATAATACTTCAAAAGCTCGTGGATGCTCAGATTCTCTAGCAACTTGAATCATATCCTCAAGCGCTTCTTTTCCTTTTTCTAAAAGCTCATAATAAGTATCACGAGAATATTCGTAATCTTGTTTAGATTTATCATCCGCCACTGTCATTTGATCCAATAAACGTTGTGGTAAATCCAAAGTCACTATCAGCTAAACCAATAACTGACAATGGATTTGGGTCAATTACAATAGTATTTAGGCGCACATCTGAATCAGCAGATCCGGTGTTTAATTCAAAAATACGAGCATTTGATTGACGAATAACTTGACCTTCAGCGATAGAGCCATGATACTGTACTCGCATCTCAAAATCTAAATTGTAGATAATAGTTCTACGGGCTCCAACTTCTCCCTCAAAGTCGTCAGTAAATCCTACGCCCGCAATACTAATCGGGATATCTTCTCTAAATGTTGGATAGTCATCAACAAATGGAATCATAGTCAATGTATATTGTGGGTTAAATGTTGGCAAAATTTGCTCAACAATTTGTAACGCGTCATCTTGAGATTTAGCGTAAATATTCAATTGAAAAGATAAAACGTATGGAACACCGGTAAACAACTTATTACGAGTATTGGTACTTGATGTTAACCCAGCAATATTATTTAATTTTGATAATTGGCGTGTAGTATCATATGCAATTGAAGTAATTTCAAAAGACATGCGTGGTAACTTAATTGCTACCTTAGTATCAGTATCTAAATCTGGATTTTCTCTAATTCTATCTAAATACTTCGATTTTGGTGCATATGACAATGGAACTTTAATTTGAGAAATACCACCACCACTACTATTTTTACGCACGACATAAATGTCATTGAACAACTTGCCAAAAGCTGCAACGCATTTTCTAGTCTTTTCGTGGTAAAAATGTGGTCCAAACATTAGTTGTTATAAATCCCTTGTAAATATGTTTCGAATTCTTCTACTTTTTGTAATCTATTAGGCCATAATATGTATTCTTTTTCTGGATTCTTTTTTAGATTATTTAGTAGTGGAATGACTGCATTATATAATTTATCTAATTTTTCTTGTGCAGATTTAGCTTCTGCCGCAGATAGTTCTACCTTAGCAGTAGTTTCTTGCACAGCCTGCAGTTCTTCTTCATTAACTGTAGTAAATCCAAAATCAAAAAAATCTTCAGACATTAGCTAGGATCTCCAAACGGATTACTTTCGGTGAAATCTAAGAAGTCAGCAGTTTCTGTATCAAAGAAATCGTTTTGTTCATTTTGTGCTAGATTGTTAATTTCTGATACAGACAATACAGTTAAATCAGAATCAATCATAAAACCTGCTGAGTTAGTACGTGGATGCCCAGAAATATTGATCTTTCGACCAGTAACAAATGAATGATACTTGCCGTCATCAGCGCCAACATGAGCTAAGTATAGCTTATTGTCGCTATCAGAATACTTAATTACTTCACCAGATACTATTACACCACTAGATAAAGTCATAGCGGCTGTTTGTCCAGCTACTGTGGCATAAGATGCAGAATCTAATGTAAGAACATATTGATATGTGTAATCTGTTTCAATCTCATCAATTGCTGCAATACCAGTATCTAAATCTTCACCGGTGTATTCGAATAATTGAGCTCTACACTTATAAACATTTAGATTTGCAATTTGATAGAAAGGTATCTCATGTTCAACATGAGTAATTTGGAATGTTTTATTTGTGAGAGGCAAATAAATTAAATCGCCTTCTCTTGGTCTCTCGCTGTTAATATCATTATCGTATCTAGCAACAGTTTGATTCCATCTTCTACGAGCAACTACAAATGTAGCTTCATCTCGTATTTCAACTCCAAATCTAGTAAATAAATCACCTTCTCCTTCAAAGCCTTCAATATTGTCAATATACATTTCAACTTTATAAGCAGAGTTAAACGACGATTCGGCATCATCTCCGAATACGGTGTCTTCATTTACTAAATCTCGAGGAATATAATAGACGTCACTACCATAGATTTTAAGAGATTCTATGACAATGTTTTCATATAGTTCATGTTCACCAGCATGCTTTTCTGTAAAGTAAATGTTGCGTGCCATTTAATCATCCCATAAAAAAGTCTGGCGGAAGCTCGTGCTCAAGACGAATCTTTTCTTGTAATTCAGAAATTTCGGCTTGTGCATCATCAAAGAGTTGTCTTCCGTTGATGATTACTCCTCCAGGCAATTGCATACCTTCAAATTTAATTAAATTCATACCCCACTGTAATTTAATTAAGGCAGTGGTGTATGCTTTTAACCACATATCATTATAGATTGAAGAGAAAGATTCAGGATCGATTGTTTGGTACATTTCTAATACCACATAATCTTGTTCTTGTAAATCTCCATCTTCAATATGTCCATGAATGTATAGTCTATTTTGTCTACGAACAAAGCTAACTAATGGAGTACCATTCAATTTCATATCTAAAGTTGCAAGATACTGCTGAATTTGTTCGTAATAAGATAAGTCACCGGCAAATGTTGCGAGATCCCAAATGTCGTTGAGTGCCATTTGGTATTTGATGTCGAACATATTGCCGGTTTGGGAAAATGTGGAGTTAACCCGAAACATTCTAGAAACCTGCTGAATATCGCTACTCAACGTAATATACTTATTAGCAATATCAGTTGCAGTAAGTTGATGCTTCAAATAGCCTTTCATAGTTGCATCAGAATGATACTCTTGAAAGTATTGAATCGCTTCATCAACTCTATCTTCAAGTTGGTCTTCATCAACGTTAATCTCAATCACCGGATCGCCTAGGCGTCTGAGGCAATATTCGATTAAAGTTGCTCTAGAGTTCGGGTTAGCCATTTAATTAAGAACCTGCACCAATAATTGTTTTAACAGTTGTACCAGCTGAGTTCTTAATCAACAGAGTTGAAGCAGATGCAAGTTCAGTTGAAGAAACTGTACCGGCACCAATTGCCATATTAGAGATAGTGATATTACCACTACCATCAACACCAGTTGTAGAACCTGAGATATCACCAGAAAGAGTTATATCTCTAGCTGTTTGCCACGTGCTCGCAGTAGTAGCATTACCAGACAGTGCACCAATAAATGTTCCTGCTTGGAAATCGGCTAATGCGAATGATGCATGGCCAGTGTTAATTTCCGCGCCAGATGGTTCAGGAGTATAACCGTCGAAGATTTTGAACCTTTGATCAGTTGCATCTCGGAACAAACCAGCATGAGCATATGTACCGCCTTCGTTGTAGTTACCAGCCCAACCAATATCAACTGATTGTGTTGGAGATCCAGAAGATTCAGCATGGTTCAAATAGAACAAATTGTCAGATACTGCAAACGTTTCAACGTCAGCAATATATTCTGTACCATTAACTTGTAAGTTACCACCAATAACTACGTTACTGCTAACATCTAAAGTACCAGTAATATCAGTATTTCCAGCAGCAAGAGTACCAGTTGTGGAAATATTACCAGAAGTATTAGCTACTGTGAAAGCACCATCAACATCGATACCGCCATCAAGTGAAGCTAGACCGGTAACATCTATTGTACCATTAACTGTAGTATTTTGATCAAGTGTTACACCCGAGCTAGCAACAGTAACAATTGTTGAGCCGGCTGCGTCAATGGTTACATCTGAATTAGATGCAACAACAACGTTAGAGTTACCATTAGCAATGGTTGTAGCGTCAATGTTGTCTGAGCTAATAGTAGCTGCTGTGGTACCATCAGATTGTGTAAATTTGATTGTGTTAGAACCAACATCTTTAATGTACAAAGAGCCAGTCTTAACGTCACCACCAACTTCGATGTCATTAGTTACTGTTAATGAGTCATGCTCATCGACAACAACTGATACTGAAGAACCATCGGCTGAAGCGGCCGCCAAAGTGTTTGTTCCGCTTGTCCAAGTAAGTCCGCTAACACCACCAGCAATTGATGCTGCTGATCCGTCAGACGCGTTGAATGCGGCAAGTGTTCCACCGGAATCTTTAAGATATAAAGTACCGGTATAGATGCCTTGTGCACCTACATAAATTCGATTAAACTTAACAGAGCTATCACCTAAGTCATATGTACCATCAGAGACTGGAACAACTTTTCCGACTTTGAGGTTATCTGCTGAGGCAATTTCTCTGAGTTTATTATCACTAATGACTAGAGGGATTCTATCTGCCATGTGTTTTTCCTCGTTATTTGGTTATATATTAACCGTTAATTAACCTAATTTGTTCCACTAAATCTAAAATCTGTTTTTCAAGATTTGCAATCTTAGCTTCACAATCTTTTTTAGCATTATTCACCTGCTTGATAACAAAGTCAGAATCAGGAAAATTCTTTTGGCGAGCCTGGACCCAATTAGAATCTAACAAATTGCCAGCAATACTTAAATTTCCAGCGACTTGCAGGCCATGTTTAACCCTAAAGTCTTTATCACTTGCCACGGTTCACTTTCCCCAATCGGCACTTATAATCTACATTAGTATTTATACTAGTTTTATTTTATAATGCTGCAATCCTTGCTTGGAAATCAGCAAAATCGGTACTTGCGGCGACTGTAGCTTTTAGCGTATCAATGCTTATCATTGTTTCTGCTAATGGGCTATGGAAACTTACATCTCTTAATGTTGGATTAGAACCTTGAGAATCTTCTACTAAGATTTGACCAACTAATACTAAATGCCCAACCTGAGCATCTGCTTTTAATCTTAGTTGATGCCGAGAAAGTAATGAATTATAACCATCATATAATTCTACAGAAGTTGATTTACTTAAAATATAATCAGAATCTACAACCGAAGAAATTTGATTTTCAGTTATTGTTACTCTATCATTGACATATGATGAATCAACTAATACTCTTACATCAGAATCTGCATAACGTACTAAATCGCTAATCTGACTTTCGGTAATAGATAATGCTGCTTGATGTTGAGTTACATCTGATTGACTTACTGTATAACCTGTAATATAACCAGCATCAGCATGATTGCCCCAGCCCTGTAGTGTATCAATTTCACTTTCAGCTGTTGTTAAACGTGTACCATTATTAGTAATCAATGCTTGTAAATCGCTATCAGCATCGGCATATGCTGTAGCAATTTCATTTAATGTATCTAATGCTCCAGGCGCGCCATTAACTAGATTATCAACAGCCGAAGTAATTTCGCTTGAAACCCAAGATGAATCTGCACCACGAATCTGACGAGCTTGAATATAACTTGAATTGACTAATGTTTGTACACGAGCATCTGTATAATACTTATTTGTTCCTTCAGTCAAATCACTAGTAGTATTAAGACTAAAATCTAGTTTTTGCTGAGTGTCAGAAGTATTATCAACTCGAAGTTTACCGTTGTTTCCTTTTAGTTTAACCTTATTCGCACCAGTACCAACTTCAATTTCATCAACTACAATTTTCTTTAGTTGGCCATTATTATCTCGTACTTCAATATTACCACTAGCATCTGCAGATAACTTAGAATCTCCAAGATGAATAGTATTACCCGAAAGATAAAGTTCTCGCCATTTCTTATCAGCAGTACCAAGATCGTAGGTAGAATCGGTTGCTGGAATTAGACTAGCAGAAATTGCTGCATATGAAGAATCTATCAGCTGTAAAGTTAAATCGGAATCTAATCCAGCTGAAATGCTTTGTACAACGTTTGAGCTATTTTTATAGTATAGAACACCATCGGTGTAGTTAATAGCTAACTCACCATAGTCTAACGTACTTTGGTCGGGAATTCGTCCTGTAATAGACGATTTCTTTAGAATAATTCTAGTGGCCATGCCAAACCCTAAAAAGGAAAACAACTATATGGAGGGGGTAAAAACCCCCTCCGTTTTATTATAGTTATTTATATCACTTTATTAGTAGGTGCCACCATCAATTTCAATGATTGTTGTATGGCCTTGCGCCGTAACATTGAAGTTTGATGCATCGAAGCTTGCCACACCCACAGTCGTGGTAGTAGCTTTTTCAGCAGAGATTGTTAATGTACCTGCACTGTCATTGTATGTAGCTGCGATCGCAGAGTCGGTCAACAGCAAGCTGGCGATCCGATCATCTACTCTTTCATCGGTATAGTAAAGATTGGTTGAACCTTCAGCCAAACCATCAGTGTTTGTAGCACCACCAGCTTGTCTCGCCTGGATATACGCTGAGTCAATATAATAACCTACCGATGCGGAATCAATTCCACGATAAGTTAAAATTGTCTGAGTAGTATTACCAATTGAGTCAATAACTGGAGCTTCAGCTTGAAGACCAATTGTACCATTTCCAAGACCTACCAGTCTGAGAGTCAGATCAACATCTGTTTCTCCACCGCCAGCAAGTTCTTG